ACGAAGAAGGGTGTGATGTCATCTCCATTCCAGTAATGACCGCCGCAAGATTCACGCAGCGGTCCACTTGAAAAGGACTTAGAAGCATTTGGAGAAAATCCAAAGTAAAACAATATATGACTAAATGAGTCATACATTGAACTCGGGATTATTAAATCATCTCCATAAACGCTGATGACACCTTTTGTTCCCGTAAAATAGGCAGTGGCTCTAGCCAATGAATAGAAGAGTAAACTCTCTAATTCAAAGGTAAAACCATTTCCCATCGAAGAGAACATTTCACACTCATGTCGCTCGCCGTCGATCATTATCACAGGACTCCGAATGGAGTTCAGATAGCTGAACCAGGCGATTGGCATCAATTGGAACACAATTTCGTACGAAACCGTATCACTAGCAGATGAAAGATCTAAAGTGGCTAAACTGCCATCTTTAGATCCTCGTTTCGCCAATGAACGATTTCTGCTTTGATCTTGTAGGTTAATTCCTACACGACGTAAGCATTTTCTTAATTGTGAACCAGCACCCTTTTGAAGGTACATGTTGATGTCTGGCTCTTTACAAGCCACACGGTCAATAAGTGCGTTCTTCGGGACGGTAAACATATTCGCACCCTCAACCACATCAAACGACATGGGTGAAGTAAGCTGCCAAACTGGGTAGTCTGACTGCTCGAACATGTTTAAGCAAGCACGTGTAATATGTGCTTTACCGACGTACTTACCAGCTGCAAAGCTGGAAGCACGACTCCTGCTCGTCGACGCTCCCCCACTGAATGAGCCAAGGCTCATATCATTAGGAAGATCGCCGATGACCTGAGATATTATACTTCGGGTCTTCTCAACGAATTCACCGAACCTAACGGACGGTAAAAGAACCGTGTCATTAGGTGTAGATGATAATCGTAAGTTTGTTTCCGAGTTTACCGCCTCATTGGACAACCATTTCGCAATGGCTGCTTCCCTACGCACATGCGAGGGAACGGTAGAACCGTCGACATACTTTTCGAAGATGTTACTTTTTAAGTAATCATTCTTCGGAGAAGAGACAAGGCAATCAAGCCAAGTCCTTATTATCGAGGTATAGTCGGTTGGGAGTTCTACGTTCTGGTCCAACATTGGGCGTCGACGTAGGCTCCGGCAGAGTTTTCCAGTCATGGGAAGCTCCTATCCGTACTGTTGCGCCGTCAAGCGCGGTCAGTAAGAAGAACATCAAAAGGAAGGCAAGAATGCCCAGAATGAAATAGCCGGCTAAGGCTATTTCCTTACCAGACATTTTCGCCAACCGTGAGGACACTATCACACTGAGCCGTGGCAGCTGCCAAGGCCGTGTACATCATGCCTACGATGTCCTTCCTCTCTTGCAAGGTAGCATCAGGTGGAAAATCAAACGTAACTGAAGCCCGCGACGTGCGGGCAACTGCATACGAGTTGACTCCATTGATGGTTTCCGTAACAAGAACCGGAAGCGAAAGCTGGAGATCAATC